CGCCACCACGCCATCTGCCGCGAGTTGATCTCAACGCCATACAGCTTCTTAATCTCGCGAACCCACTCACGCTCCTCAGGCGTCAGTCTTCCATCCCAATACGTCTTGTAAACCGCAGACTCCGACTCAACCGAGTAGAACTGGTTCCGCCACCAGCCGCAGAAAATCGCGCGCTGCGTCCGAGCCCGCTTGGCCGTGACATACATGTCATGGAACATGTTGAAGCCGCGCGCTGTGCTCTCAAACATATACAAGCGGTCTGGATTGGTTTCAGCGAGCGAAGCCAACAGCGACGCCAAACCCTCCTCATCACCCCATGAACTCGTCTCCGTGCCATGCAGGTACGTGATCGCCTTGCCGCGACCCAAGCTCCCCTTCGCCCGCAAACCCGCCACCTGATAAAACAGCCGCGAGCGGTTCTTCAAAATCAACTGATTCCGATTGTGCCCCTCCAGCGGGATCTTAAACTCACGCGGCAGATGCTCGTGGTACATGCCCAAGGTAGACCGGAACATCTCCCGGTTCTCCTCAGTGTCCGTCACCAACGTCGCACCCAAACCCGGATGCGTGAACACCCAATACAAATCCAACGCCAAGCTGATCGTGGTGATGCCCAACTGACGCCCCTTCAAGATGACGTAGTGGTGCGCACCCTCCTCCAACCCCTTGGCAATCTCATCCATCACATACGTCTGCGTGCCCAACAACGTATCAAGCCGACGAAGCCCCTGCTCCTTCGTCTCAATCTGCAACTGCTGGCAAAAGCGGTAAAACCGCCGCAGATCAAACTTCACAGCCGCACCCACACATAACCACGACGACCGCGGTCAAACTCCACCTTCATCCCAAACCGCTTCCGACAGTGCGTCACACCTAAACGCACCAACACCCTCCACGTACTCGGTCGCTCAACCCCACGCGGCCAAAACATCTCCACCGCATCATCAACCGCTACAAACCCATCATCCGACGCCTCAAACATCTCGCGCAACAACTGACCACGACTGCGCGAGTCCGCAGGACGACGCAACGTCGCCCTCACATCCCCCAACTCACGCGCCTTCACCAAATACCGACACACCTGCGCCAAACTGATCCCAGCACGCACCGAGATCTCACGCAGGCGCACCTTGCCCGCATACATCTGACACACCCGGTCCAACACCGCGTAATCAACCACCCCACCAACCCCCATACACTTACAGCGTAAATACTCCTCACGCGGTGGCAAGGCAAAAACTATTTAACGCGGCGATGAGCTTGAAGGTGATGCTCCCGACAAAGCCACCGCACCTCCAAAGGCTTCGAGTAATCGTCGTGGTGCCCATCCACCTTCTCAGCGCCGCAAACCTCACAAGGCTGACGCACAAGTCGCCCCGACTTCAACGCATCCCGATAACGCGCCCTAGCCCGCGCGCGATCAGCATTGCGCTCTAACCACTCCCGCTTCTTCCGAGTCGCATAACCAGGGTGCGCCGCAGCCCAAGCTCGCCTGTAAGCCGCTATGTCCGCAGTTTTGCGCTTCCAATCCGGCGACCTAGACCCCGCACTCTCAGCGCGGCGCTTGGCACGGTACGCACGCATGTACTCCAAACAACACGCCCGACACCTACTGCGGTTGGACGCATAAAAATCCGACTCAGGCAAAGAGCGATTGCACGCCACGCATTCCAACATGCCAAAACTCCACCGCGTTTTGGGCACCATGTCACACGCGTAGAAAAATAAAAGCGTAAACCGCCCAAAAAACTATGGGGGGGATCACGTTGGGGTGCACGTTCACGAGGGGGCCTGTGGACCACCAGTCGGCCGGGCTGCGCTGCGGCGGCGCGCTTGGTGCCCAATGCCCATTGCCCATCCCTGCCCGGGCGCGCGGCAGCTCTCCGCGTGTCGGCGCACGGCGTCAGTGCCCCTACCCCGTTATATTATTACATGCGGTATCTTGTTACCGCAGGGCGCGGTAGGCGCCTAACACCCGGCGCTCTGATTGCGTGCGCGGTAGGGTAACGCATAACGTATACGCTCACAGATATACACTATGCATATAGGATATATGTAGGGGGTACGGTTTCTCTCAAACATGGACAACACTTAACGTATATCTATGTGCATATCGCTTGCGTTTAGCGTGAGATATGTTTACGTGCGCTTATGCGGAGCGCTGGTGTTTCCGCTCACATATAGGTGCAACATGCTGCGAATCTTTGGCGAATCCCTGGCGTTTGCGCTGCTTTTGGCAGCGCTTATCGCTTGGCTTGTGATCACGTGACGTTCCGGTTTCCTGCGGTTTCGGCCGCAGGTTTCCCGAGCGCCATTAGCTCGCACTAGCAGGAAAGGGACATCCAATGGACAGGTCTGGCGCTGCGCACGTGTTGCGCAATGTGAAGCACGCAATCCGCAACGGCTATGCTTGGCCGGGCGGGTATCCGCTCTATATCGTCATGTCGGATGGCGCCGCGCTGTCATGCGCTGCTGCGCGCGACAACTGGCCCGCAATCGTACGCTCCACCTTGCAGGGCGCCCGTGACGGTTGGCGCGCCGAGGGCGCCGACATCAATTGGGAGGATGCGGGCCTGTATTGCGACCATACCGGCGCGCGGATTGAATCGGCTTACGCGGAGGAATGACGCTTGCGCCCGCGCGATGGCGCGCTGACTGTGGGTTGGCTGGTGTGGTTTGCGGTCGAATGGAACGCGCAAGAGGCCGCGTCCTGGCTGCGCAGTGAATTGGACGTGTGACCATGTGGGGCGTGATGATGTGGACCGGGTTCAGCGCGCCGTATCTGGTGGCAATCCGGTTTGACCGCGCGGAGGCACAAGCGCTCATGATCGAGCGCGCCCGCGAACAGCCCGCAATGTGGTGGATGCTAAAGGATATGACGCGATGATACCGCAAACTCCCGGCGTGCTTAGGGCGCGCATTGCCGTGCGCGAGCAGCTACTGAGGCAGGCGCATCCCGAGAGTAACGAGTATTGGAGGCTACAGCGGGACATCGCGGACCTAGAGCGCGCGCTCTACAGGATGGAGCGCGGCAAGGTCTGCGCGACGCTTGTGGACGCGGCGGGGAAGGATTAGGTGGACAACGCGCGCGCCATCGCGGCAGAGTATGCCGCCGCTAGGGCGGCGCGTTTGTCCCTTTGTTTCCTGCTAAGCCTTGACCCCTGGCGCCCCCGCGCTGGGGGCTTTTTTTGCCTCGGCGGCCTGCCGGATCATGCGCTCGATGGTGTCGAGCATTGCGGAGCTGGCGCGGTAGACCTTGGTGGGGTCGGTGTCGGCCCCGGCCATGGCGGCGTGATGGGCGATCGTCCGCAGCTTCTCCACGAGGTAAGGACGCGGATAGGCCGAGGGGCTGGTAAGGACCTCGATCATGCCGGTGACCTCGCGCCAGCGTTCGGTGTGGTTCGGAATCTTGGCGAAGCGTTCCACGCGCTCCTCCCACCACATCCGGTTCTTGGCGTCGTCGTCCGCTTGGCGGGCGTGTTCGGGAAAGTAGGCTTGCAGGGCCTCCCAGGCATCGGGCGGCCAGTGGCGTCTGGCGACGGACACGGCGCGCTTGATGTCGCCCCCGCCGGTCACGCAACGCCGGAAGTTGTCGAGGTAGGCTTCGGCTTCGGTGCTGAGATGCACGGCTTAGATGTCCTTCAGGCGGTTGTGGATGATGCGCCAGCGACGCATGAGCGGGGCGGCGGCGTCATGGATGTCCTTGCCCGTGGGGAAGAACCGGCTTCCCTTGGCGATGTCGGTGGCCGTCTTGGCCGTGAAGTAGCCGGTCGGGATGTCGAGCGCGCCCATCGCCATGGCGAAGGTGCGGATGGCTTCGGCGGGCTTCGGATTCGCCACGAGGACGTTCACGAGGTCGAGCCATTGGATGACGCGTTCGAGAGGCGGCGGGGCCAGGAGGGCCGCGTATCGGCGCGCGATGGCTTGGGCGGCCTCGATCTGCCCGGCGTCCCATCCTCGCGTCGAGAACCCCTTGCCGTGTCGGCTAAGAAAGTCCCGCCGCCATGGGTCGGTTTCGAGGTCATAGTCCAGGGCGTCGATCATGAAGCGAGGCAGCTCGGGCTCGACGGCGGCGCGGTCGGCTATGGCCGGGAGGCTGGCCGGTTGGGAGACTACGAGGTCATTCATGGTCAACGTCCCGCAGCTTGCCGAAATGCTCCATGAACCGGCGCGACGCCTCGACTTGCACCGACTGCGACGGGGACAGCCGCTGCGGCCTCTCAGAAGCCCGTGCAGTGCGGTCTGCCTCCCGCCGGCACCAACCCCTCCAAGTGGCGCCCCAATCCACCTTGGCGGCGCTCTGACCGGCCTTGGCGCGCCAGTAATCCCGGAAGTCGTCGGCCACCCGGCGCGGGTCGAGTCCCTGGTCGCGGGCGTAGGCCACCATCTCCGGGGTGGGTTCCCAACCCTCCGGGAGCCTCGTGGCGCGCTTGCGAGCGTCAAGTGAAGGAGGGGAGGATAATGGGGTTAAGGAGGGAGGGGGGGATATATTGTTAGACATATAGGCGGGGGGGAGGGGACCATTAGGGGAAGAAGGAGGGGAGGAGGATCGCACACCCTCGACGAGCTTGCGCGCGACCCACGCCACGCTACGCTCCTGAGCCTTCGCAACCTCTTGTAATTGCTCATAAACATGGGCTTCCACCCGTATCAGAATCTGCCTGTCAGACATGATATCTCCCTCATCAGCCGACTATCCGAGTGTATCAGATTATATCGCCAGATCAAGCGCGATTGCCTCTTGCGTTCCCTGCCCGAATGAGACAAGATTATCGGGCCATCAAGGCAAAGGGACAAACGAATGGCACTCAAGCTAACGCCGGATCAGCCGGCAGGATCGTCACTACCGCCGCCGCTTTACGTGTCGAAGGCGCGGCATGAGCTGATGCGACACGCTTCAGGTCACCCCGAGATTGATCTGCTTTTGGAGGCGCTTGATGAGTGCGAGCGGTTCGCTCATGCCATCCGTCGCCTGCACGATCAGTCCTGCTTCGGGACCGTCCGCGCCGTCCTCATGGGCCGCTATGGCCTCGTCAACGCCGCCGAGGATGCCTGCGGGGACATGTCCGCGCTCGCCTGGGACTGGGCCGACGATCACGCCTGGGAGGGCGACAAGGATGACTGAGGAGCAGATGCGCGCAGAGTATACCGCTGACATGGAACGTATGGAGGCAGAGGCCACGGCGGAACTGGCGCGTTGCTGGTTTCAAAGGGGCGTGCTGGCCGGGCTGCTTCAGGCCCGGGAAGATCTTGAGTTGGCCCTGAGCCGCGCCGAGGGCCTGACGCGCATCCATGATCGCATCGCAGCCTTCGGAGACGACGCATGACCCGCGAGGACATCCTGCAACTGGCCTTCTCCAAGGCCACGACGGCCCAGGAGGCCATGGCTCTCGCGCGGGAGATGGATGCGTTCCTGGCCGGCGACGCCGCTGCGACTCCCAAGGAGGATCGCCCGCCCTGCATTACGCCGATAGTCAGGTCGCCCCGTGTTCGGAAGCACTGGACGGCAGAGGAGATTGAGCTGCTGAAGGTTATGGTCGCCGAGGGGCGCAGCTACAAGTCGATAGGGCAGCGCCTAAAGCGGTCGGCTCAAGCCGTTTATCTGGCGCACTACAAGTTCAGGACGGATCGTGATGTGGGCCCGCAGTCATGAGCGACTTCGCGCCTGAGGTGCGCAACGCGGCTTGGTGGTCTGGCGACTCGCGCATGGTCGCCAACGGCAAGGGCTTCGAGGCCGTCGCCATCAAGCTGGGCAAGATGCCGCGAGAGGACATTTCCGAATTAGAGCCTGTCCGCATGGGCCACGTGATGCAGCCCGTGATTGCGAAGCTCTGGGAGGAGAAGCACCAGCAGCGGCTGAAGGAGTTTGATGTCGCTGGCACGCACCCGCGGGAATCGTGGATGCGCTCGCACTTTGACTACATCACGGAGAACAACCGCGTTCTGGTCGAGTGCAAGAACTACGCGCTCGCGGCCATGCCCAAGTTTTCCGAAACGGGCGAGGAGGTGCGCGTGCCTCCCGCCGACCTCGCGCAGTGCATCCATGAGGCCGCGGTGGCCGGCGTGGATACCGTCTATCTGGCGGTGCTGTTCGGCGGCCAGCACTTCCGCGACTTCAAGATCGAGGTCACGGAGGAGATGAAGGACGAACACGTCAAGCGGATGGCCGTCTATTGGGGCCACGTGAGGACCGGCACGATGCCGGCCCCCGAGTCCACCACCCAGGCCCGCATGGTCTGGCCGAAGGATGACGGCAACTACAAGGAGGCGGGCGCACTCACTGAGCAGGCCTGCCGGGATCTGAAGGTTATCAAGGAGGCGATCGCAGAGTTGGAACAGAAGGAGGAGCGGCTTGCCACCTTCATCCAACGCTCGATGGAGAACTACAGCGAGTTGCGGTCGATCGATGGCACGACGCTCGCCACGTGGAAGGCGGCGAAGGGCAGCAAGCGGTTCAGCGCCAGCCTGTTCCAACAGGCGATGCCGGAACTCTATGCGCAGTTTGTTGTGGAGCAGCCCGGCAGCAGGAGGTTCTTGGTCAAATGAAACTGACGCAGGAGCAGCGGCAGCAGGCGCTGGCCATGGCAGTCCGGGTCGAGATCCTGGGCGATGTGTTTAACGACTTGTTCGAGGCCGAGCAGTGGCAGGCCGCTGCAATCGTGGCCTCGGATGCAATGGCGCTTTACGCG